CACAAGACGATGTTACCCTTTCCTCTACGAGTAGCTTTAGCGATCGCGTTAGCTTCTTGTTCAATTTGGAACATAAGTCCCTTGAACTTCTCAACTGACCATCTACCGTTTGCATCAACGTCAAGATCAAATGTACCTGCAGTAGCAGTATCAGCAGCACCAACTACAGCATTAGTGTAGATAGTTCTTACTAATTCACGGTTAATCTCAACTAGGATTTCAGACTGAAGAATATTTGATAATTCAGTCTCAGCATCCAAGCCGTGAACCGCTTTAAGATCCTGAGCTAGCTCAGTAGTGTACTCAGCTTTAAGAGCTCTTGATTTAGCTGATACAGTAACTTTCTCAATAGTGAAAGCCATTTCAGCAAATGTACCACCATCACCTAAATCTTCAGCATCTGCTGTAGACATACCAGTACCAGTAGTGATTGCATCAGTATTAGCTTGACCAAGGTTACCAGCTTGTGTACCAGTACCTGAGAAGTCGGTGTCTGCTTCGTTATAGAAAGCTTCGCCGCCAGCTTGGTTAGTGTAACGTGAACGCATTGCAAAAATAAGGCCAGTAGGACCAGTCATTGGCTGGACACCCGCGATATCGTATGCAATTAGATTTGGCATAGCACGACGTACTAGAGAAATAAGTACTGGATCGTAACCAGCACCTGGACCAGCTGCAGTAGCGCCTGCAGTAAATCCACCATCTGAACCTACGTCGTTAGTTGGAGACTCTGTTAAAAGAGAGCTCATGTTAACTTGAGTATCACCAGATTCGGCAAGTGCCTTCTCGGTGTTCTCAAGGATTGTTGCTGTCACAGCACGTTTGTGCTGATCCTTAATAGGTGAAAAAGATTCGTGCTCAAGGATTGGGCCCCACTTTTCCACAAGTGCTTGATAGTTCGACTGTGTCATTTTTTTCTATCTCCTTGTAATTTAAAGTTTCTAGATCTATTTATAATAATAATTATTTCATTTCTGCACTGCGTCTTGCGTCTAGAGCCTCAACAAGAGCATTAATTGAATAATGATCTGATGCTGGCTTTTTAACCTGAGCAGATTCTTCAGTAATAATTTCTTCTTCGCTATCCGCGTCTGCAGCTTCAGTTACTTTAGCATCTTTCTTAAAGAATGATTCTTTTAAAGTTTCTAAATCTGCTTTGTACTCATCTGCGTTAGAGAAATCCAACTTCTCTGAAAGTACTTTCAATCTTTCTTTCTGTGTGATAGTAAGATCTTCAGTCATTTCATCGAATACTTTCTCAGCTTTCAGCTCAGCAATTTGCTTTTGAAGTTCTACATTTTCAGTAATACCTTCATTTGCAGTAACCTTAAGTTGTTCTAATTCAGACTCAAGCTCACCAACTACGTCGATTGTTTCCTCACTAACGTCGATGTTGTGCTCTTCGAATAGATCCTTAAGACCAGACATTAACGACTCTGCCATCTCAACCTTAACACCAGTTTCGATTGCAAGTTCGTTCTCCTTCATCCACTCCTCGACTACATAGTCCAGGTAAGAATCAAGATTCTCTACGATGCCATCAATTGCGGTATCTAAAGATTCTTTCATTTCTGTTTCCATTGCTTCTACTTTCTCAGTAATAGCAGATTCTGCTTTCTTAGTAGCAGCTTCGTTAACAGCAGCTTCAAAAACAAGAGATACCTTATCTTTGAATTCTTCTGAAAGATCCATACCTTCGAACATTTGTTCAATTGATGAATCAATTTCTATAATTTCTTCTACGTGATCCTCAGCTTCAACCTCTGAATCTTCTTTCATAGGAGAACCACCATCTGCTTGGCCAGAAACAGTTGCTGGAACTTTATCCGCTGTAGGGTCTACAGACTTTTTAACGTCTGCCTTTTTCTTTTTGATTGCGCCGCCGGCTGCAGTAGTGGGCTCAGCAGCTTCCGCTGGCTTAACTACGTCTCCACCCGAATGGTCAGCAACAAACTTTTCGTCTAGTTCATTTGACATATGTTTTACTCCTTCTTATAAGAATGTGTTTTACTACTTGAGTATTATTTATAACTTCAATTATTTCTAAGTGTGTTCATGAAAGTTTCAAACATTCGCGCAGCCGTACTTTCGTCGATCTTACGAGTTATTGTTTTGTATTCCTTCTTCACTTCTTTCACCATTTCTTCGATTGCTTCTTGAGCAATCCAATTACCTGATGCAATATCATAGTAATATTCAGTATTTTCCATAATACCGTTAACAAAGCAATTTGGTCCAGATGGATCAGTTACAATATCAACAGTTGAAAGATGGAAATCATTTTGTACTTCCATGATGCCTTCTTTAGTAGGTTTTACTGATCCTAAACCACGAGTTGAAACACCAATGTTAATTCCTTCATCAATGAAAGTTTTAACAATTTCACCCATTGGAGTACTTAGAACCTTTGCCTTACCAATAAAATTAGATCCATCGCGCTTCATCTCAGTAATAAGATGAGATACTCTGTCACCATTAATTGTTGGTCCATCAGGATGTCCTAGTTCGCCTAACGCTCTTTTAGTCGATACAAAATCATTATTGTATCTATTCATTTCGTTTTCAAGAATTTCAGAAGGATAAATTCTGCCATTGCGATTTTTAATATCGCCTTGCATAAAGATTCCTTCGATGAAATAAGACTTTTTACCAGTCTCTTCATTTAATTCGGTAGTAACAGATGCGTCTTCTGTATAAACTTCTGTAATTAGTTTCATAATTTTCTACCCTTTATAATTTCTCTAGTTATATTTATATATTTTTATATTTATTATGGTATTTTAGCATCATAATAGTTTTTATTTAACTCACCTCGAACTATAGTTTCTCCAGCTTTTCTACATCTAATATAAGTATATTGTGTATTTCCGCCATTTGGAGTAAATGATCTAACACCAGCAGTTACCGTTCCATTTGCATCATCATATGTATCTGATCCCGCTGCAGTTGCAGCATTATCGTATTCCCATATATTGTTTGATCCAGGAACCGTTACCCAAGCCATTATTTTTCTGCTTCCTTAGCAAAATTTAAGATTTCTTGAAATCCTTTTTTATTCTTCATTACAGTTTCAGACATTTTTTTTGAACCTGCTTTTGAAATATCTTTAAATAGTTTATTTAAAATATCTGCATCTTCTTTCTTTAATATAACAGAAGATCTATCTTTTAATTTTAAAATACCTTGTTTGAAGTTTTCTTCTATGATTTCACCTGTTTCTTCAACTGATTCTTCAGTTTTAATTTTTTCATTACCATATTCATCATGTGAAACTGCTCTAGATTTTTTATAAACAGTTCTAGTTTTTCCATCAGGACCGGTAACATTAACAGCTCTTCTAGAAGCAGCTTGTGTTACTTCATCTAAAGCTAATTCTAAACCCTCAATCATTACTTGCGTATCTAATTCATCTAGAGTTTCAAATTCTTCTTTCTTAGCTAATGCTTTATCTGCTCGATCAAGTCCTTTTTCTCTTTTCTTGATATTGTCTCTATGTATTTTTTCCATAGACTTCATACCAGCACCAACTTTACCTCTATATTCCATAGAGTCAGCATTCCGTTTCTCAACAGACGCTAAACTACTTTTCTGTCTAGAAAGATTATCTGTTGCTTTACGAATGTATGAACCAATAGTTCTTGCTTTTAATTCATCTAGAGTTTCAACTTCTTCTTTTTTAAGAAGTCTTTCACCAGCTCTTTGTAAACCTTTTTCTCTTTTAGCAAGAGTTTTTTGAGATTTTCTAATTGTTTTATCGTATTGAAGACTTTTATCTAATGTTACACCTTTTTTACCTGGAACAGATGTAGGTCTTTTACCTTGATGTGCTAAATCAGATGATTTCTTTTTCTTATCAAGTTGCATCTTAGATGCTGCTTTAGCCGCAGTTGCTTTAACTGCATATTTACTTAATGAATCTTTTGATAATTCGTGAAGTTGGTCTTCATCAGCTTCTTCAGCAGACTCAAGAAATGAAGAATCATCAGCTTGACCTTGATGTTGAGGATCATAAGAATCATTAGCTTTTTCACCCTTTTGATCTCCTCTATTTTTTACTGATGGATTACCTTTAATTTCTCCAGTGAATTGGCTTTCTTCAGCAGCAGGATGATCGATTTTTTGTACTTGGTGAGTATCTTTAAATCTTTGCTCCTCTGGACTTCTAGCCTGATGAGAAATTTCTGATAAAAATTTATTAAAGGATTTCATGTTGAGCTCCGTAATTTGTTTAATTTTTGTTATATTTATCCATTTATGGTATTCGAATTTGATTCTTCTTGATCAGGTTGGAATTCCTGATTAGGATCATATCCTTGTTGAGGTTCTGCTTCCATTTCAGCTTCTGCCTCAGCTTTCTTTTCTTTGTCAATTTCTTTTTCCATTTCCTTAATTTCGTCTTCAGACATACCTAATACATTTTTACGTACCCAATCTCTTGAATAATATGTACCAACATGTTCTTCGACTTCTCTAAGTGTTGTTAATCTTTCACGTGTAATTTCTGCTTCTTTTAACTCATTAAAGTAATTATCTTGAATGAAATCATAACGGATTACATTTTTAATCTCGGCAAATTCTTCTGGTAGCAT